CGCGCTGGCGGAATCCATCACCACCGACCTGGTGCGCGTGGTCGCCAAGATGCTCGGCGCGTCCGATGACGAAGCCCGCGCCATCCGTTTCAACTTCGCCCCGGAGCGCCCGGACACCAAGGAGCGCCTGGAGGCGGTGCAGAAGTTTGTGGAACTCGGCGGCCGCGTCAGCGAACGCGAGGTGCGCGACCTCCTCGGCCTTGCCGAACCGATGGACGGCGAACCCGTCCTTGGTGGCAAGTCGGCTGGCGGGGACAACCCCATCGCAGCCATGCTCGGTTTGGGCAACGATGCCCCGGAGGGTGAGGAACCCGCCCCGCAGGCTCCCAAGGTCGTGGCCGTCCGCAAGCGCAAGCGCAAGGCATGAACCGCGCCGCGCTAGACAAGCACCTCCGCAGCGTTCTCAAGGAGGCGCAGCAGGCGTACCGCAGGGGCATCGCAGCCCAGGTACTTGGGGAAACGGGCGCGGAGCATTGGCGGACGTTCCACGAGGCAACGGCGGCCCTCCTGATGGCATCGTGGCTCTTCGGCGCACGGGAGGCCATCGACAAGGCCAAGATCCCGGACGAGGCCGTGGCGGGGATGCTCGAGGACAACACGGCCCTGACCTTTGACCGCCTTGAAACGGGCGTTGTGTTGGAGGGGTTCGGCCGCGACTTCCTCGCCCCCATCGCCAACTGGTTCCGCAGCCGCGTGCCGATCTCGCGCACGGATTGGGATGTGCTAATTGAGGCCGCCCAGCGCAGCGGCGGCGAGGTGGCCGACCACGAGCGCGACAACGCCCTGCCCGATATGCGCGCCCGTAGCCCGGTGCTTGATTCGCTCCTGCGCGGCATCACGGTCAACCCCCAGGGTGGGCAAATCTCCACGGCCAAGCGGATCACCGACGGCACGTTCTTCGTGACCGCCATGAACCCCAAGCAGACGCGGCAGACGCAGGAGCTGATTGCTCGCGTCATCGAAGAGAAACCCGGCAAGTCCGTGGTGGGTAAGTGGATACGCAAGATGAACCTCGGGGACTTCGTGACCACCACGCAGATGGTCACGGGGACGCACCTGACCACGGCGCGACTCGAGACCGTGCTACGCACGAACACCAACCGGGCGGCCACGGAAGGGCTTGCGGAGACCCTGCGGGAACCGAAGGTGCAAGCGTTCGTGCCGCTGGTGGAATACAGCGCGACCGGGGATAACCGGACGCGGCCCACGCATCAGGGCTTGGACGGCTACATCGGCACGATGGAGATGTTCGACCGCCAGGGGATCGCACCGCCGTGCGGATTCAACTGCCGCTGCGCGCTGATACCCGTGCCAGCGGCGCGCGCCCTCGAGCGCGGGTGGACGGATGTGGATGGCAACGTGAACTACGCCGCGCTAAAGCGGCACAACGGGAAGCGCCAGCAGCTCATTGACACGCGGCAGATTCCCGATCCCGGATTTGTGAATGCGTAAATCGCATAGGAGGACGCTACGATGGAAGGCATGAGCGACATTCGCAACGAAATCGAACAGCGGCTCGGGGTGTTTGCGCGTCCTGGCGCGAAGGCAGTATTTGCTTCGCCAAAGTATCGCGCATTTGTCTATCGCGGATCGCCTCGCAGTAATGTGCTTGTCAAGGCAACCGAATGGATGGACAGCGCAAGCGCAGCGGAAGATGCAGCCAAGCAGATTGCGATGTCATTTCGCGGAAAGCCGGGGTACAACTCAAACGATTACTTTGCGGACATTGCGCAGGAAACTCCGGAAGGCGCAAAGACCGTGAAGAACAATGTCCGCTTCTCCCGCCCCGGCGCGAAGGCCACGATGGGCCGCGCCGAGGATCTGTACCGCAAGCTCTCAAGCGGATCTATCACCTACGCGAACGCCAAAGAGTGGGATCGACTTGTGACCGAGGCTCTGCGCCTGCCCGATTACACGCCCCCAGGCGGTGATATGAGCCTGCACGAGATTGCCGAAGACCTCGGCGGTGAACTCATGGCTATCAAGACGCACCGCGGACCCGTGCCGAATGCGAAGGCCGCGATGGGCCTCGAGGACGCGTGCTGGAAGGGCTACGAGGCCGTCGGCATGAAGACCAAGGACGGCAAGGACGTTCCCAACTGCGTCCCGAAGGCCACCGCCGCCAAGCCCGAATTTCCGGTGAAGGTTGGAGACCGCGTTCATGCTGGACTTGCAACGGCAGGCGGCGCGGGTGTAGTTGGAACCGTCACCAAGATTGAAGACGGCTACGCGCACATTCGTGCCGATGCGTCTGCGTCTGACAGGTATGGCGCGCAGACCTACAAGGCTCCATTGCGCTTGATTACGGCTGCTCCGAAGAAGGCATATGAGGCTGCCAAGCCCGAGATCGAAGAGACCGAGCAGGACAAGGCTGGCCTCAAGCTCATGGAGAAGGCCGACAAGGCCGTCAGCGACAAGATCCGCACACTCATCAAGGAAGGCAAGCCGCAGGACCAGGCGGTTGCCATTGCGCTCGACATGAAGCGCCGAGGAGAACTCTGATATGGACATCACCACCGCACAGAACAACTTCCGCAAGGTGACGGCCGCGTCCGTTCCGGCCACCTACAACGCGGCATCCGCCGTCCTGACCACGACCGTGCCGTCTAGCGGCACTTCGGGGACCGGGAACGTGCTGCTGTGGGATATCAACACGGCCGCTGTCAGCGGTCAGAACCCGTCCCTGCTGTTCGTGACCCCGTTCCTCGTGTCGGCCACCACCGCGCAGACCTCTATCGGTATGCGAATCATCGGATGGCGCAAGTACCTTGAGGCCGCTGGCACAACCTTTTGGTACATCCCCACGGTGCTGGCGGATTTGACGCTGACCTTCACGAGCGGCACGGTCCCGAACTACACCATTGATACCGTGGCCAACACGCGCACGTTCAGCAGCATTGCCCAGGTCGCGGGAACCCCGTCAGGCAACCTGTATTCCCCGGCCACGGCTGCTGGAGCAAACGTGGAGCCTGCCTACGCCATGATCGACCTAGCGGGCGCGCAGTACGTCACCGCCCAGTTCAAGTCCAGCGGCACGCCCGACATGGGCGCGTTTTGGTCAACTCTCTGAATCAAGGAACACAATGAGAGCGATCCGAACAAGACAACTCTTCAGCATTCCTGATCCTGTGTCCGTTCCAACCGCGGTGTACGGGAATACGACTGCTGGGAGATTCTTGCAGGACGCAGTTGCTGGATTGGACTCGCTTGACATCATCGTCCTTGGCGACAGCAACGCTGGATTTCCGGGAGACAACGGCTACACCGTTGCATGGAATCGCGTGTTGCAGTTTGGACTGCGAGTGCCTGTGTATGCCACTCCGCTCATGGGTGGTGCGCCGGTCAATCCAAGCCAGTTGACTACGAACAACAGCAGAGGCGACGGCCTGTGGTCGCTCGGTGTCGCGCAATCTTGGAATGCAAACACCAACGCGGGTGGAAGCAACACGGGTACGACGTTCAAGCAGATGATTCAGTCAACCGACACCGAGATCGTCGGACTGCGGAATTGGCTTGGCTTTAACTTCACCAACTACAATGTCAACGACACGACCAACAAGAGCATCTTCCCGCAAGGATGGATGTCGAATCCTGCCGTGGTCGAAGTCGGACAGCGTTTTACCAGTTCGTTCAACAATTCAGTAACGATCTCAAATCAAACCGTTGCCGGAGTGAATCTGTTCGGATCGGAGCTTGGATTCGGAACGGCAGGAACCGGAGGTCATGCGCTTCAGTACCGCATCGTCTACGGCACGTTCCCCACGGCTGGCTCGTTCAAGCCGTATGCGTTCTACCTCGCAACCACGGGCGCACTTCTGCGTGATTCCTCCACCACATCTACAGGCGGCGGCTACGGCTACGCTACGAAGGCGTTTAACATCTCATCGTTTACCCTTGCGGCTGTCGGCAGCAACCCGACTCGAGTCGCATTCACTTGGGATGGCGCAAATAGCGCGACAACAGCAGACCAGGCGAACGGCCCGTTCGCGTGTCTTTGGCAGAGCGTGATCCGCCCGAACTTCAAGGGTTACGCCGTCAACTGCCTCAACTACTTCGGCGGTTTAAGCACCACGCAAGTTGCGGAGAAGGTTGAGGATTGCGACAAGATGCTTGATGCGTACCTCAAGGAAATTCGAGAGCGTCAGATTGCCGGGGGCGGAAGCGGTCGTGCGCTGGTGTTCTGCAACAGCGGAATCAACGGGTCGGAAACGGGCGTGACTTGGCAGGCCGGAGCGCAGCGGATCATCGACAGAATCACGGCGCGTTGGATTTCGACTGGAGGCACGCAAGCGAACCTTGCTTTCGTGTTCACCGTCACGCACCCGACTACCGACGTTGGCGTGACATGGACGGCAAACCGCGCCGCCGTCGCCACGGCTGCGAACAGTTACGCGCAGACGAACGGCACGGCATACAACCTTGCGGTGTTTGACATTGCCGCCGCGCTTCCTGGGCTGACCATGCTCCGGTACTCGATGTACGACAGCGGTGGGCAGGCGCATCTCACCAAGGTCGCCATCCCGCCTGCGACCGTCACGACGGCAACGGATGGGTATGAAACCATCACGCAGGCTCTAGTTACCTCGTTGATCGCAGCCCAATGAGCGACATTGACCTGAAGCCAACCACCGAAATGGCATCCAATGCTGCCCGTGGCCTTGAGCTGCGGGAAAAGCATGGCAGGGGTGGCACGGAAATCGGCGTGGCGCGGGCGCGGGACATCAAGAACCGCAAGAACCTGTCCCCGGATACGGTGCGCCGGATGAACTCCTACTTCGCCCGCCACGAGGTGGACAAGAAGGGCGAGGGCTGGGGCAAGGATTCTGCCGGGTATATCGCGTGGCTTCTGTGGGGCGGCGATGCCGGCAAGGCGTGGGCCG